AAGGATTCCTTGATTATAGATACCATCTTTGTTTGTATTTTTAGTTTTCTACTACTTGCGTCAGCGTCAACTAAAGGTTCTCCGTTTCTTTCTGTAAACCAGGCATTCATTTTCTTAAATGCTTCACCATGTAATAATGGTAAGAAGTGACTATCTGTCAAACCTTTAAATCTTAAATAAGGTTTCATACCATCATACTGACTTGATGATTTACTACTACCATATAAACTTGTTGTTTCAAATAAACATATGTTAGTATTATATTTCTTATTTAGTATATCTCTTACATGATGACTACAGCATATCGCCGCTAATAGTTTACCACCAAGATAATTATAACCAAATGGTTGTGTAGGTACAATTACAAATCCCATAATGGCACTATTGTTAAATCTACCCATTTCTTCCATGTCTGTAGTTTGTAAAGGTCTACCAAGATAAACGTTTCGTGGTTTACTATTAATCACAGGACTACCAAGTCTAATAAAACCTACAATAGTATTTGTAGTTGTTTCTGTAACTAATAATCTAATTGACTTACCAGGTATACTTGACATGTTAGTATGACTAGATGTTTTGTTTAACATTCTATCAAATATTTGACCATTAGGTATCGTCACGCTAAATTTCATATCTTCAGGAGATATTTCAAAGTTAGCAAAAAACTCGTCTTCGTCTGCCATACCAGGTAATTGAAATGGAAAATTTTTAACTTGTTCTAATTTTTGTTCTTTAAGATATTGGTCTATTCTTTCATATTGACCAAAGTATTCTATAAAGTAATTCATTGCCCATGTAGCGTCTTGGTTATTTAATATCAAAAGAAATCCTCTAGGTTACTTGTTTCGCTTGCGTCAACTCGCCACTTGATTGCTTCAAGTATAAATCGTAATGGTTCCATAAATGATTTATTAAACTGTAAATCATAATCTATAATTTTATGCATATCAAATTCTTTTGGCAAATCTGCAATGAAAGTAATTACATTTGCATTCCATATATTCTTTCTTAGATGTACAAACTTACCTTTATCGCCATTGTATATTCGTTGGTACTTATGTGCCACTTTATTAGTTTTTAATAAGTGATTATATAACAATGCACCTTTGACATGCATTGGTGTACCTTTCTTGTATATAGATGTTGTGTCAGAATATTTTTCTATGTTGTTAATACTACGAGGGAAACCAATCTGCTCTGGCGTCATATGTTCAAAGTCACGTTTAAATTTTATTACAAAGTCTTTCATTTGTGTTTCATTACCAGACATTAATATTTTAAAACTCTCTCTTAACTTTTCTCTAACAGGTAATGGCGTTGAAGTTTTTACTGCTTCAATGCCCATAATTTTAAGTTTAGGTTCAGAATATTGAACACCCTCAGAATTATGAACATTTAGAACATATCTTTTCTTGGCAGTCCAGATACCTCTATCAGCAATCGCCTCTCGTTTCATAACCATTTTGTTTTCACTAACGTTCATATAATCGCCAAGTTCTTTATATACTTTTGCAATATATGGTTCTAGTCTTTCACTACAAAATGTGTCTAATGCTTTTACAATTTTATCTTTATCAGTTGCACCAGTCATCTTTACAAGTGGTGCCATATTAATGTACACACTATCTGTATCAGACGCAATAATATAATCATCATCTGTATTATACAACTTGTTAAAGTATTCGTTTAATCTTTTTTCAATCCATTTAATGTTTAATTGACCAGACATAGTAATCGCTTCTGCTTGTCTATGGTCATAATATCTAAAGTATTTGTTACCAATTGCACCATAAGCACTATTCAAAGATATTTTTTTAGAGTGTTGTATGATATAAAACTTTCTTGCCAGTTTTTCATACTTCTTATCTTTTGTGTTAGCATACATTTGTTCTGCTTCTAACATTTTCTTTTTGTAAATAACTCTATCGTTATATTCTTTTTGTATAATTCGTGGCAACATACCTTGTACGTCTCGTTTATACATTGTGCCATTGGCAGCAATACAGTTACCGTCAGACGTGTCAACTTTCTTTTCAAGTAAGTCATCAATCAATATATCTTTTTGTTCTGGTAGTATAGTTTCAGGACTAATATTGTATTGCATAATCAAATGTGGATATAGTGAGTTCAAGTCAAACGATACAACCCAATCATGGAAACCTACTTTAGGATCCTTAACATATGCACCTACAAGTTCTTTTGCCTGAATACTACCAATCTTTCTCATTGGTACAATAATATCATCTTTTAATAATTCGTTGAATATGATTGTGTCCCACATTCTAACTTGTGAGAATACATCTTCAAAGTTTGCTTTCGCATTATAAGACATAGTGATTGCCAATTCAATCATTTGTAATCTATCTTCTAGTATATCAACTAGTTCTACATCAACAATATTATAATCAATAAAAGATTGTATATCATTTTGATACCATTCTTTAAAAGTGTCATATGGGTTTTTATCTTTTTGTTCGCCAAGTTCTACAAATGCAATATGGTCAAGTGTATATCGTTCTTGGTTCTTAATTGTAAATTTAGCATAGAGTTGTAGATAGTCAAGTTGTGCAATACCTAACAATCTAAAAAATGTAACTTGTCTACCGTTATGATATGCTTTGTCTTCGTCAACAATATCCCATGGCGAATATCTTTTAATTGAGTGTTCGCCTAATACTTTTTTAGTTCTATTAATAAGATAAGGTACATCAAAGTATTTACTATTCCAACCTGTTAGAATATCTGGCGTATATTGTTTCCAGAAACCTAAGAAGTTTTTAAGTAAATCTTTTTCATCTTTACATTTAATATAATTAACATTCTTTTGTTTAACTGTATAATCAGCAAGACCCCAAACTAATATAGATTTTTTAATTTGGTCTTTGATTGTAATACAAATCATTTTTTCGTCAGCGTCATCTGGATTAGGAAATCCATGTTCACTTTCTACTTCAATATCTATTGTATAAATTCGTAATTTGCTTTTGTCGTATTCTACTGTACCTTGATAATAGTCAGCAATGTATTGATATTGCCATCTATCTGTCCCGTATATAAAATTAGGATGCTCTTCATACCGTTTGATAAGCATTCTTGCTTCTTTAACAGTTTTACATTTACGAGCAACAAGTGGAGTACCGTCTAGTGACTTGTACTTTGTTTTGCCAGGTGATTTGTAAGGATGATAAATTGAAGGTACATAATGTAGTCTATCTTCAAATCTCTCTCCGTTTTGAAAACCACGGACAAGTAATTCATCGCCGTAAGGTGAAACATTAGTATAAAAATCTCGCATAAACAATAATATATTATATCACAATTGACTTAAAAAGTCAAGCTCTTTTTAGTTAAAATACTTATTTAACATTTCTAGTTGGTCATCATATTCAGCAATTTGCTTCAACTCTTTTTCAATTGTTTCCACATGGTCGCTGTGCTCTGCCACACCTGTGGCATTTCTTATATGTATTTCTACATTAGCAACATGCTTGTCTATATGACCTTTAGCATGAGACTTAAGCGCTTTGATTATTTGGTCTCTCATTATCTTTTCCTTCTTGTTCTGGTTTCTTACCAATGTTATACTTAGGTTCCAATATCCACTCTTTTTTATCCTTGTAAGGTAAAACTTTAATTTGTGATAATGGTGCCTTTTCTGTTATAGTACCAACCAATTCAATTAAACCCCAATCACTTAATAATTGAGATATAGTATTTCTTCGTTCAATATCATTAGTCATTATATTGCTTTTCTTACCATCTAAAGCAAATAATTCTTTGAAGTGTACAATAAAATATCTACCTTGTTTATGTAATATATGACAAGATTGGAATATCTTACGTTCTTTTCTACTTGCAACACCTATTCGTGTTAACGTCTCTCTAATTTTTAGGAAATCATCTGGCTCTTTGAGTTTGACCTCGAGCATACTTTCTGGTTTCCATTCTACAAATTCACTCATTTTTTCCCACCTTTATGTAGTTTGTCTTTAATATATTCAACCTGTTTTTTAGTGAGTAAATTGAGTGCTACTTGTGCTTTTTTGTTGCTATATCCGTAATATTGCTTAACCAGCTCTAGGTTTGCTAACTTACTAGCCTTCATCCACTTACTAAACCTTTTTTGAGGTCTAATAGTATTTAGTAAAAACGCAAATTGCATATGCTTTGTGGCATGGTGTAGTCTATTCATTTCATTAGCAAACATAACTGTATCAACAAAATATGAAAGACCTTTGTTTATAATAAAAGGTGGGTATTTCTTTTCCCATGTTTTATCATCTGTATCCATTAACTTCTTTTTAGACCAGTTAATAGATGTTAAGTAATCTGTTAATTTATATTCCATAATAACACACCTCTTTAGGTTCAAAATAATACACATGATTAAGTATCGCCTCAATCGTAGGTCTTATTTCATCATCTTTTATATTATATAGTTCTCTTTGATTTTGGGTTAATTCAACATGTCTATCAACTAAAAATTCTTCTACTATCTTTTCTAGTTTTTTTATTTGATTATTTGTTTCACAAACTATTTCTGCATAGATACGAAAATCACAACCAGGTTGATTACGACTTCTTTGAAGTGCTGTTGCAAATTTGGCACGACCTATTTTAAGTAAACCTCTGGCTTCAACACCAGTATGATGGTCTATAATATGAGTTCGTGCAAAGTAAACAACAAAACGTTCTTTACCTGGATCCTCAAAACCACTATTGTTTTTAGTTTGTTGAGTTGATAATCCTTCGTCTATACGTTTTTGACAATAGTCTAAGTACCCTAAACCTATCATTTGAATTTACACTCGCCCATTATTTCAGTTAGGCAAGCGACCATATTCAATTCAGGATCAGCTACAAAAGCATTCTTATACTGATACTCTGCTAGTAATATAATCATAGCAGGTATTGTTTCAGGTTTTAATACTTCATAGAAGTTTTGATATAGTTCTTTATATAGACCAGTAGGATCCTTGTCAATGTTATCTACTACCCATTTTCTCATGTCACCAAAGTGTTTATTAGATAACGCTTTGTTAAGACCTTGGATATTCATTTCAGCAATACTTACAAGTATTCCTGTGTCTATTTTACCACTTACACTATAACGTTGTAATTCATTGATAGTTCTTCTAAAGTCTGGATAGAATTTTATAATTAATTCTGCCAATACTTTAGGATCAAACTCAATGTTTTCCTGGTCTAGTATTGTGGATAATCGTTTATGAAACTGACCTGCTAATTTCTCTTTATCTTTTTTCTGTGTAGAAAAATTAATAACAGTACATCTACTGTGAATTGCCGGTATGATTTTGTTTTTGTAATTACATGTAAAAATAAATCTACAGTTATTACTAAACGTTTCAATAAAGTTTCTTAAAGCAGGTTGCACGGACTCAGCATTCATATAGTCTGCTTCGTCAACAATAACTACTTTTGGTTTATTGCTTTCGTTTAATGAAACCGTACTGGCAAATGACTTGATTTGATTTCTTACAATGTCAATGGAACGACCTTCGTCTGAACCATTAATCATCATTACATCACAATCAAGTTCGTTACATAATGCTTTCGCAATTGTAGTTTTACCTGTACCTGCTGTACCAGATAATAATAAGTTAGGTATTTCTCCTTGTTTTACTATCTGTTTAAATGTATTCTTAATTTCTGTAGGTAAGATACATTCATCAATCTTACTTGGGCGATATTGTTCAACCCATAAAAAGTTTTCCATAATATATTCCTCATCTAATTAGCCAGTAAATTTACTTGTGTTCTCTAAAGCAATCCAGTATTGAATTGGTTTTGATTTGTGTTTAAAATTACTAATTAATTTTGATGAGATAGATACATTGTAATCACCAGGTAACATTTTTAAATGTTCTGTTTTAAAATGAAACTCAAATTTAGAGTTTGTTTCACCAACTTTAATACTAAAGTTATTAGCAGTATCATTCTTTTTATCAATTGCTGATAATGTGATATCACTACCTTTAGAAGTAATAGCGATATCTGGCAATTGTAACATTGACGCCGCTTTCTTCACTTTAGTTAAATCTGTTTCAGTTAGAGTAAACTGTACCTCTGCGTCAGGCATTTTTACATCTTTTTGTGGAACAGTTAAGATTGAAGGATCAGCAAAGTAATATTTTGACTTTGTTGATGTACCTTCTTCACCAATAGATAACGATTTGTCATCAAAGGCAAACTGTGGTTTTGTAAATAAAGACATTACACCTAAAAACTCATTCAAGTCATAGATGGCGATATCTTGTGGAAAATCTTCACTTACATTTGCTGTAGCAAGGATATTCTTCATTGTAGAGATAGTCTTTAATTGTTTACCTGGTTTAATCATCAAGTTTGGATTAATCTCAGAAAAGTTTTTAAGTATCTCTTTTGTACTTTCACTTAATTGCATTATATATTCTCCTTAGTTATTATTAAGTTTTTCAGACATCACACTACCAAGAGGACGTTCTTCTTCTTTGTAGTGGTCTTGGGACAATTGTATTATGGCATAATGAATAACTTTCATAAGGTCTGCCTTATTCTTGCCTTCTTTTTTGCCATATCTTTGGGTATATTTCATAATATTACCCATACAGAAACCATCACCATGTCCTTGGTCAATAATGTTTTCCGTAGATTGTCTTTGACTTTGTGCATAATGACCACCGTAAGTGTTATCAATATAATTCATCACATCATCTAAGATAATTTTTTCTTTAAATTTATAGTTCATAATATACATTCTATCATAAAATCATACTTTTGTCAAGCCTGAAATTAATTAAAGGGCGGCGATTAAGCCGCCCCATCTATTTACTTAATCTCAAAAGTTTTTGCTTTCTTGTGGTCTGGAACAATTCGTTCTAAACCTACTTTAAGCAAACCATCTTTTAGTTCTGCACCTTTGACTTCAACGTCATCAGCAATCGTAAAGACTTTAGAGAAATATCTTTTAGCAATACCTTTGTGTATTGTTTCTGTATCTTCCTTTTCTTCGTCTTTAGGATATGGTTTTGATTTAATTGTTAATTGATTGTTTTCGTATTCAACTATAACATCATCTTTACTATATCCTGCTAATGCCATTTCAACATCATACTTGTTACTGTCATGTTTAACAATATTGTATGGTGGGAAATTATTTGCTGTCAAGTGAGGAAGATGAGTTGTCATTTCGTCAAAATGCGAAAATAAATCATCATACCCTACAGTAAATGGTTTAAGTGAATTAAAAATAGATAGTGCTTTGTAATTGGTCATTTGAACCTCCTTTTGTTAAAGCAAAGTTATTTTTTATATAAATTGAAACACCCTTATGGCGTGCTTCGTAAGTATTTATATAATCATTAAATTTCATATTTCAAGTGGCAGTTTTTAAAGAGATACTGCCAAACTCAATGTCTTGCATTTACGAGAGGCAAGACTTACCTAGGATTTACGAGCTACCTAGATAAACTATTTATGCGTATGCTTGTCCCTCAAGCGCCATTAAGCCAGCGGCTACAATCGCTTTTGAAGGTGTACCAATTCTGTAACTAGTACCATTAGAAGATTTATTGATATATACACAATATCCTTCTTCTCTTAACTTATCAACAACCGCTCTTGGTCTCTTTAAGTTAAATTTATTTTGTGCGTCAGTCCATGACACACTTGCACCTCTTAACATTGAGTTAAGAAATTTAGTGCTATTCGCTATTTTAGCTCTTCCCATAACAACTTTTCCTTTCGTTTTCTTGTTTGTCTTGGTCGTCTTTTCACTATCGCTAATGAAATCTTTTATAAAGTTTAACATCTTATTGTTCCCTTTCCCTTATTTTTTTGTTTTTCAGGACACGCTTAATGTTTTCCTTTTTTAATCTGAGTTTTTTTTCTGATGGTTTTTCATAGTATTGTCTTGTCTTCAACTCTCTCACTACACCTTCTCTCATAAGTTTTTTCTTAAGCTGTCTGATTGCTTTTTCAACATTATTGTTTTTTACTACAACAGTTATTGACATAATATACCCTT